TCACAGCGCGCCGGCATCGCGCAGGGCTTTCGACAGGGCGTCGGCTTCCTGAACCGCCTCGACGGCCTGCGGGCGCGACCAGACAACGCGGGTCCGGCCCATCAAGCGTTCAGCCAGTGCCCAGCCCTGTGCGATCAGGTAGCCGACCAGGCCGATGATCTCGGCCACCTCCTCGGCGCCGACCGGCAGGAAGATCCCGAAGATTGCCAGCAGCGCGAAGCCTGTGGCCACCGCCTGGGCGATGAAGCTGCGGTTGGTGATGAACAGCGACCAGCGCGGGCCATCACCGGCCTGAGCGGCGATCTGGTTGGCCATGCGGACCGTGGCCGAGATTTCACGGATGATGCGGAACATGTTGTGTCCTTTCCAATGATGATGGTCAGTCCAGCAGCACGGCCCAGCTGCGGGGGCCGATGATCCCGTCAGCCACGAGGCCGTTGGCGCGCTGGAATTGGCGAACTGCCGCCTCGGTCTGCGGGCCGAACAGCCCGTCAGAGGCGATGGCATAACCGCGCGCCAGAAGGCGGTGCTGGGCATTGGCGACGTGCTGGCCACTGGAACCACGGCGGATGGTCGGCGGGATCTCGGGTGTGGTGACGGTCGAGGCGCTGCCGGGATCGACCGAAGCCCACCAGCTGCGCACGTCGAAGCCGGGGCATTGCGTCGGGCCGAGGTCGCGATGACCGACCACCTGGGCGCCGGGATGTCTGGCCAGCAGATCGCGCACCAGCCGGATCGTCGCGGCCTTCTGCGCGTCGGTGCGATTGTCCACGCCGACATTGGGCCCGGTGGCGCGCTCCAGCCCGCCGATGCAGCAGATGCCGATGGTCCCGGTGTTGTGGCTCGCGACATGGGCGCCGGTGACGCTGTCAGGCCGGCCCTTCTCGACGGTGCCGTCGCGCTTGATGACATAGTGGTAGCCCACGTCCCTGAAGCCGCGGGCGAGGTGCATCTTGCGTATGTCGGCGACGCCGAGATCCTGATCGGCATAGGTCGCGCTGTAGTGCAGCACGATATAGCGCACGGGTGCGTTTCTCATGGCTGTATCCTCGGTGTGGTTGGAAAACGGGTCGCGGCTGGCGGCTATTCCGCTGGCCGGCGATCCAGGGGCTTGCCTCACCTGGCGGCGCGGTCCATCACGCCGCCATGGCGACGACGACACATGACGAATCCACGTTCACGCTGCGCAAGCGGGAATGGCATGGGACCTATCCGCTGGAGGACCTGCCGAAATGGCTGGCCTTCTACCGCAAGATGAAGCGGGAGTTTCCCAAGTCCGGCAGCGCCTATGACGAGACGATTGCCGCGCTGGAGAAGCTGGAGGCGGAACTGGCAGCGATGCGCTAGACCACCCGCACCACCGCCAATGTGATGAACAGCGCCAGCGCGAAGGCCCAGGCCCGCGCCTCCTCGCGCAGCCAGGCGCGCAGCCAGTCAGGCATCAGGGCTCCCTCCGCTGATCCGGCGCACATTGGCATCGATCGCGCCGAGGATCAGCTTGGCCAGCGACATCCCGGCCAGCCCGGCCGCGAAGCCTGCCGCGCCCGCCACGTCGCCGCTCATCTCGCCCAGCCATCGCTCCAGCAGCGCCAGCATGACGGGGCTGGCATAGCGCGCCATCAGCGCACCCGCGACAACCGAAACGACGCCATCGCGGATCCGGCGCCGCTCCGAGGTCAGCCAGCGAACGAAGCCGCCCGCCGCGCCGGCCAGTGCCGCCCGCCCAGCTTCGCCAGCGATCCATGCCCCGATCATGGCGATATAGAAAAGGACCTGCTGGAACAGGCCGGGCTCGTTGTCAGTCATCACGCCTCCTGCGCATGAAGATTTCCGCACCGTTCGGTGCGATTTGTGCTATGGCGGGAATCGCCCTGGGGATTGGTGCGAGGGGCAGCCCCCGGTCGCCGCCATCAGTCCGGCCGGGGGCGTTTTCCCATCACGAAACGGCGAGGCGTCATGATGCTGCGCGGATGCCATGTTATGGTCTTCCCGCTCCGGGCATTGGCAGTTCGGGGCGACCCCCTCGCCCACACCCCAGATTACCCGGGCGAGGGGCCTATCTGCTCGCGCTTAGAGAGGCCTCGCGCGAGGCGGGGCCGGATCGTCAATACCCCGCCACCGCCACGCCCCGGCCGGCAGCAATCTGCGCCAACCCCCGCAGGATAGTCTCGATTCCCGCCGCGCCGTGCGGGATGCCGTAGACGGCCGCGCACATCACATCGACCAGAGGTCCCTCGCTGTCGCGGTTCGGGCCATTGACGGCGCCCCCGAACAGGAAGGTGCCGTTGCGCTGGCTGAGATTGGTCACGAAGGCGTCTTGGATCAGCGTGTTGCCGCGCTCCGCATCGGTGATGGTGCGGAAATCGGTCAGGCTCTGGAAGCGGGCTGAACCAGCAGGACCATCGACCGAAATCGCGATCGCGTTCCATTGGTCCTGAACGCCGAGGGTATTGGTCATGGCGGTGAAACTGCCGCTGTTGGAGATTGGCGGGCCGAAGCGGATGAAGGGGCCCGGCGGGTTGGACAATGCCGCCCCCATGCCCCAGATCGAGCCGCTGTTGATCAGGTTGAGGTTGCCCTCGTTGCTGGCAGGCAGATTGTTTGCGGTGTCGCTGGTCGTCATGTGGATGAGGTTGTAGGGCGACACGCTGCTGCGCCTGGCATGTGTCCGGACGACCATGGCCATGGTGAACTGGCTGCGCTGCGCCGGGATGCGGGTATCGATCAGGGTACCGTTGATGTTCGGGACCTCGAAGCCGCCGCGGGCGCTGCCGAAATTGCGCATCCTCGGGGCCGCCCAGCCGGGGAATACGCGGCCAGGAGCCGTTCCCGGCACCAGGTTCTCGAACGCCCCGGACCAGACACTGCCGGGCGTGCCCTCCTCCAGCAGGAACAGGCCAAGCGCGCCGGCTGCCGGCAATTCGGTTCCCCGGATGTAGCGGGTGTTGCGGGGAATGCCGCTGTCCGAGAAGTCGGCTCCGGGAATGATGATCTGCAATCCGGCCATCTGGGCCTCCTTGGCTTTAGCTGAGCGGGTCGGTGATGAAGGTTCTGAGCGGCAGGCCGGGCATTTTCACATGCACGTCCGAGACATCGTAGATGATGCTGTCGCCGCGAGGGTTGGGCACGGCGCCGTCGGGATAGATGACCCGGCAGCCGGTCAGGTCCTGCGCCGCGGTCACCAGCAGGTCGTTGCCATCGGTGCGCACCCGCGTGACCGGAACGCCCGGCGACTGCGCGTCGCCGCCTGCCGGGATGATCCAGGGCGCGGCTGGATTGCTGGGCATCCGAATATCGCCCCCGGAGATGGTCAGCCGGACGGTGCGGCCGCCATCCTCCAGCGTGGCCGATGTGACCTGCGGCCCGAGGCGGTTGTTCTGGCCGGCCCGCACATTGTTGACCGCGCGGCTGTAGCGATAACCGTGGGTGTAATGCCCGAGGAAATTGTAGTGGATGTCGTTGTAGACCCTCGGCAGGTCGTAGAGCTCGCAGGCATAGTGGACCCATGCCGTCTCGGCGATCAGCCGCAGGTAGTTCTGGCGCACGGCCGTGTAGCCGCGCGATCTGGCCCGCAGGCCGCTGGATTCGCCGCAGCCCAGCATGCCGATATAGAACTGGGGATCGGTCGCGCCGAGACCGATGAGGAAGTTCCGCATCTCGTTGAACACGGCCTGCATGTCGGCCCAGTGGACGGCGAGCGACAGCGTGCCGTTGGTCAGCGCCTGCGTGTCCCCCTCGCCCTGCGCCCAGATCACGTCCTCGGGCACCGGCTGGCCGTCGGTGACGGCGGTCGTGATGCGGTTCTTCCAGGTCGTCAGGGCCGGGCCGTCCGACTGGGTATCGTTAATCCACCAGCAGGACGGCTGGCTGATGCTGGTGATCGCGGTGGCCCCGGTCGCCCCGTTGATGCAATGCGGCGTCCAGTGCACCGGTGTGGGCATCCAGTTGCCGCCCGGCCGCCACTGCATGTTGGCCATCCCGTCCAGCAGCCCGGCAACCAGGCCCTGGGCGAAACCGCCCGCGATATGGGACTGCCCGCCGAAGGCGATGGAGCGGGCGCGGATCGGCGCAGTGCTCGATTCCACGACCGAGCCGGTCATCACGTGATAGATGATGCGCCCGACGATGCGGAACACGCGGACCACGGTGTAGACGCCGGGCGTCCGGACCAGCGTGTTGTGTGCGGTGCCGCCGAAGCCGATGCGCGAGTAGATATAGGCGGCGTCGTGGTTGAGCTCGATGTTGACCTCGCCATTCGGGGGCAGCCATCCGACATCGACGCCGGCCCCGGCCTCGCCGCTGGCAAAGTTCTGACCCCGGAAGGGTGTCCCGACATACATCTCGCGATCGGTGGTGAAGGTCTTGATCGAGGTCTGTTCGTCGTCGTCGAGGATGGGAACCTCGTCTGCCGCGCGCTTGGCAGCGAAACCCTCGACATCGACGCCGGCGGTCGAACCGCCACCCGACATGGCGCCGCCATGGACCGTTCCGTCACGACCGATGGCGAATATCGGGTTGCCGCCTTCATCCTCGATCGAGAGCAGGTATTGTGCATTATCGCCGGCCACAAAGGATGATCCCGGCCCGAAGGCGAGCGGGAAGCCCAGGTCGATCATGCGGCGCAGGAGGTGAAAGCCGAGCATCTGACCACCGGCGCCGTCGCCGATCGAGAAGAGATAGTCCAGTTCGCCCGGCTCGCCATCCGACAGGAGCGGCAGGGATCGATCGTCCGCGCGCTGCGCGACCCGTTCCGTCAGGTCGGCCTGCAGCTGTTTGGCGGTCAGGTCCTGGACCAGCCCGTTGATATCGCCCATGCCTGCCGCCCCTTCCAGACGCAGAGTTGCCGGATCGTTGAGGAAGACGAAGGCGCGGTAGCGGTTGCCCCCGATCAGGTCGGCGGCCTCCAGTGCCCCGCCGTTCTTGCGCTTGATGGCATAGGCGACGCCGCCGATGGTGATCGTCGGATCGGCCCCGGTATTGGTCACCGGCCAGCGGAACTGGACGGGTTGGCCTGCGCTGAGCGCGATATGCGATTGTGCGGCCGGGATGGTGGCGGTGATGGCCTGCGCGGTTCCCCCTTCCGCCACGTTCAGGCGGATCGTGTCGCCGAGGTTGTCGGCCTGCTGCTGTTGGGTGATCGCCGCGGTCAGGGCGTTCTGGTCCGCCTTCCCGCCGACAATCAGCCCGAGGGCTGCGAGGTCCGACCCAATCGCCACCAGATCATCAAACGTCGCCCCGCCAGAAATGATCTTCCAGTTCGCACCGAAGCGCTGCGCGATGTAGAACCGGCTCGCCTTGAGATAGCCGACCGGGATGTCGCCGCCGTCCTCGCCGCGCAGGAGCCGCGCCTGGTCGCCCGCGACGAACAGCGTGACCGGGCTGCCGGTGTTGCTGGCCGAGGGTGTGAAGGAGATGGTGGACGTGTTGTTGAGCGTCACGCCGTCGGCAACCACCGATGCCGAGATGCTGGCGGTGATCGCATTTGCCGTGCCGCCGATATCGGTCAAGGGGATGACGCCGAGGCGGTTGAGGGCGGTGAGGGAGGCTTTTGCGACGATCTCATTCCAGAGGGCCACGAAGCCCGCGTTGATCCCGGCCTCCAGCGCCTGCTCGGTCGTATACTGGTTCGGTGCCGACCCGAAGGTCTGCAGATCAAAAACAGGTACGGGCATCTGTCCCTCTCGATGTCAGGAAGTGGTGGCGCTGGCGCTGTCGGTGAACCCGGACAGGTTCGACCACTGGTCGCGTGCGCGCGCGAAGTAGTAGCGTGTGGTGCCGCTGCCCAGGCCTGTCTCGGACCGGGCGACGGAGACGGACGCCCCGGCGGGAACCGTCCAGAGCAGTTCGGCAGTCAGGCTGCTGTCCACGTCATTGCCGTAGATCAGCAGCGTGCGGGCATTGGGGTCGGCCGCCTGCGTCGCGGTGACATTGATACGGTTGGCGCCCTGGGCAACGGCGGTGATCCCCTGCGGGACCGGCAGAGATCCGGACGGGCCTGCCGCCGTGATCGGAGCCGAGGTCCGCCATTCCGACTCACCATAGGTCCCGATGGAGCGCACCCGGATCTGATAGTCTGTGCCGATCTGCGGGAACTGCAGGGTGACGGAAAACACCCCGAATTCGTCGGCCGCATCCAGCGACAGCTTGCCGCCGGGCCGAACGGCGGGCGTGCCGCTGCTCCCGGCATAGACGATCCATTCATATTCGTAGCCCGTGACGGATGCCGAGGGCGAGCCGTTCCAGGCGGCGATCACGCCCGGTATCACCGTGTCGCCGCTCTGCTCGGCGGCGGCGGTGCCGGTGGTCATCACGATCGAGGGCGGCGGCTGGACGCGCCCGACGCTGCCGTCGAAGGCCCCGGCCAGCACGTCCTGTTCCTCGGTCGCCGCGTTCCAGGCATAGATCGCGTCCGAACTCTCGGTCAGCACGGTCGGCAGGCGGATGGTGATCGACTCATCATCGTTGACCCCCGCGAAAGGGGAGATGCTGTCCACCTCGTACTTGCCCTGCCACGCCCCGAAGGGCGAACCCAGATCGACATCGCACATCGAGCCCGCGACCAGGTCGAAGCTATCGGGAAACAGCTCGAAAGAGATCCCGCGCTGCATGCGGCTGCGCTCGGCCGCAATCTTGGCCAGCCGCTCGGCCTGCCGGTAATCGGTTACGAAATCCAGATCGAGCCAGAGGCGCTTGGCCACGCCGCCATCGGCCTCCTGGGCGCCGGGCACCACATAGACGGGCGTCTCCGCGCTTTCATAGGCCCGGTCGGGTGCCGGATAGCGTGCCACCGCCTCGGTATAGAGGTCATCCGAGGACCGCCAGCGGATCAGGTCCAGCGGCTGGCCATCCGTATAATCGGTGATCGTCTTGACGCTCGGCCGCGGCGTGGCCGGGATGATCCCGAGCCGCCCGCCGATGCGCGTCAAGCGCGACGCGCCGGCCGCCAGCAGCGGCTGCAACTGGTCCTCCAGCTCCGCCCCGTCGCCGAAGACCAGGACCCCGTCGCAGCAATAGCGCGGGATCGTCCCGCCGCCCTTGACCGCCACTGCCTCATCGGCCACATCCGCCGCCCACCGGAACGTATCGAGGCGCAGATACTGGTCGCTATAAGCACGCACCGGATTGTTGCGCAGAGCATCGAGAACGATCAACGCCTGGTTGCGCGAGAATGCCAGCGTGCCTCCGGTGCGCGGATCGCGGACCAATGACCAGTTACCATCCACATTCAATTCCGGCGGGGTTGCGGGCCAGCGCTCCTGGCGTCCTTCGTCATCACCGCAATTCAGCCGCGCCCACAGCACCGTGCGTCCCTGCCAGGCGTCTGACGCGGTGAAATACCCATCCGTCTCGCTGACGATCTGGGCCGGGCAGACGATCTGGCTGCCGTTGCCGATCCAGTATCGCACATGGCCCGAGAAGGGATCGTTGGTGGCGACGGCACCACCCCCGCCCCCGAAATCGAATTCGTTGCCGGATTTCTCGACCACGCGCTTGTCGAACAAGGGCGTAAACGGTCCGGCGGATGGCCTGCTGTTGAGCAGGTAGCAGATGTAGAGGACGCGGCCTTTCACTGTCCAGGCAACCGGGGTTCCGGGCGCCCATGTCTTGCCATAGACGAAACGATAGGCAGGCAACGAGGTGGGCCGTGTCAGCTCGGTTCGGACAGCCTCCTGTTTCGGATTGCCGCGCAGCTTCTGAGCGATCAAGTTCAAGCCGACCGAGATGGCCATGGTGACCACTCCCGACACAACCGCGAAGGCAGCCGTCCCGGCAGACAGGCCAAACACTGTTCCCGCAACCCATGCGCCGACCGGCGCCGCCTCGGCCGGCTCGGCATGCGCGAAGCCGACCAGCGCTGTGGTGACCAATAGCAGTTTACGCATGCCAGCCCTTGTCCGCGCTCCGCAGGATGGCGAAGCCGTTTCGTGATTTTCCGGCCCACTGGCCGGGTTGGATGCAGATCAGAAGTGACGCCAGCAGGACCCGGCGTGGGCCATGCAGCAGGCCCAGTTCCGGGGCGAAGTGGACGAAGGCCAGACCGCCGGTCGCGTGACCCGCCCGAAGGCCGGCGCGGCGCGCATGGCGGTCCGCCATCTCCTCCAGGCCGCCGCCGTGATCCAGCAGGCGCACCGCGCCCATCAGCCCGTGATAGCCGCGCAGGGCGGCCATCGGATCGAAGCCCCACAGGGCGGCAAACACGTCGCAGGCGGCGCTGCAGCAGTCACAGGGACCCCATTCGAACGGGCGGGACATCACCCGTTCGACCTCGGCCAGCACTGTCTCCGGCGTCACGGCTCGGGCCACCAGGTCTTTTCGGCCAGCGACTGCGAGAACATCAGGTGCCGCCCGGCCGTGTCGCCCGGATACTGCCGCGACTGGTCCTCATGGCTGTGCGCGATCGAGGCCAGCGAGCGATAGGACGGGCCGGTCGCGATGGTCACGCGCAGACCGAACATCGTCTCGACCCGGCCGTCATCGCTGACGATCTCGACGGTCATCCCCATGCCATCGGCGGTGCCCGACGACACTTCGACGGCGCCGATCAGGCTGTTGCCGCCCCGTTCGGTCACCGCGCCCATGTAGACCGCTGCGGTCGCGCCCTTGATGGCCGTGTTGGTATAGGCCTCCAGATCCGGGAAATCAGAGACCAGCATCATGCTGAACTCGGTCGGGATGCCGGCGGCGACTTCCTCGGGGATATCGACCGAGCCGAACTTGCCGACGCCCAGCCAGGTCTGGCCGTTCCAGGTGATGTTGCCGCGCCCGCTATGCGCCCAGAGCGGCGCGCCGGGCCAGTCGATATGCGCCAGCACCACCGGGAAGAAGAATGGCCCGGAAATGGCCGTCAGCAGCGCTGAAGGAACGCCCCGCGTCAGGTCCATGTGTTCGGCCTTTCCTGAAACCCGCCGACCTCTTCGGCGAAGACCTCGCGGAAGTTCCACGTATAGGACCAGTCGCCGCTGACCGGCTGGACCGCGCGGGGAAGCGCACCCTCGACCCGGAACACCGCCTCATCCTGGCCCGCCATGCTGATCCGGCCGTTGCTGATCGACGGCATGCGGTCGAGCTTCAGCGTCACCTCGCCGGCCGAATTCGTGGCCGCAGGCCGCATCAGCCGGGCAATCTCGCTGACCGCGCTGTCGGCCAGGTCGTATATCCGGATGAAGTCCCCCGGCCTGCCGACGATGGCGTTGCCCGGCAGGCCCCAGGCGGGCAGATGCACCCACGCCCCGGCGGCGACCGGCACCCCGCCACGCACCACGAGGCCGCTATACCAGTTCAGCGGGTTCGGTCCTGAACCAGCTTGATAGGCCAGCGGATTGGGGCCGCTGCCTGCCCGCCACGCCAGCGGATTGGCGTTCATCGTCTCGCCTTGCCGCTGCAGCTCATCCAGCCACCAGTTGATGGGCGAGGACTGGAGGCGAACAGCGTGGATGCCGCCGTCGAGGATCTGTTTCAGCGTCTCGCAATAGCCGGCGCCCATGCGGCCGGCGGCCAGGGCCGAGACCACCACGGTCGCGATCCGGCGACGGGGCTGGGAGGCCTGCATCTGGTCGCGCCCGGTGAGCCCGGAGCGCAGCCGGGCAGTCGGGGCGATCTGCGTCCATTCCCCGCCGAGCGCGCCGACCGGGGGCCAGGGGAAGACCTGTATCGGCATCAGAACTGCCTTCCGAAGGTCTTGGTCTTGCCCATGGCGCGGCCTGTCGCGGATACGGCATCGCCGACGATCGACTGGCGGGCGGAGGAGACGACATTGCCGGCGATGTCGTACATGGTCGCGGTCAGCTCGCCGACCGATTTGTCAAAGCCGATCGACATGTGGTCCGGGCCGCGCTCCGACGCTTCATCGGCCATGCGTTTCGAGATCTCATGCGGGATGATCTGCGTCCCGCGCGGCAGGTTCAGGATCTCGCCGCCGCGCTCATGGACGCGCGTCAGCCCGCCCTGCCAGCTTTTCGTGCCGTTGGCATTCGACCCGATGCCGAGCCAGGACAAGGCGCCGCCGACCACGCTGCCCAGGCCGCCACCGTTCCAGACCATGTCGAATCCCTGCGTCCAGATCATGTCCGCGAACTTGTCGATCAGGCTGGACAGCACATCCCGGAACGAACTGCCGCGGCGCGACAACTCCCGGAAGCCGTCGCTGAGGCTGGTCTTCCACTCATCGGTGGCGCTTTTCAGCTCCTTCATGCCCTCGATCTGCCGCGTGAGTTCCGAGATTTCCCGGCCGGCGACGGACCCGGCCGATACGCCCGCCTTCTGCAGGTTCTCCCAGATCGCCGCATCGGTGGCATTCATCCACAGCGTGGCCTTCAGCTTCGCGGCTTCCTCGCGCAGGCTTTTCAGGACCTTCTGCAGCTCGGACATCTTGCCGCCGGCCTTCGAGGCGCTGGAGCCCGCCTTGTCGGCGGCGCCGGAAAGACCTTCGCCGGAAGCGCCCGAGCCGCCGCCGAACTCGGCAGCCGCGCCCTCTGCGCTGGCGGCGACAAGTTCGTTCAGCGCCGCGACCGAGGCCAGGGGCGCCGTGACGCTTGACCAGCTGCGACGGATCGATTTCGTATTCTCCTTGACCACCGTCGCGCTATAGGAGGCGTGTTCCTCCATGCTGTCGGCCAGTTCAGCGCCGATCCCGGTCAGGCCAGGCGAGGTCATCCCCACCTTCTCGAAGAGCGAATTGATGCCATCGGCGATGGCCGAAGTCAGATCCGCGAACTTCCGCAGGATCCAGGCGAAGGCCTTGGTGAAGGCCGTCTCGATGGCAAGCGCCGCAAGGCCGATGCTTTCCGACATTAGCGCCGCGCCCATCTTCATTCGGTCCCAGACCTCAAGCGCCACGCCTTTCAGGGCGGACAGGGCCCCGCCGAAACTGCCGGTCGCCCTGATCAGCGCTGCAAACCCGGTCACCATCCGGTACATCATCCCGATCGGGGAGTTGGCGATCACCGTCCTGAACGTCTCTCCCAGCCCGGTGAACTCGTTGACCGCCTGCGCGGCCGACCGGACCAGGTTCCAGATCCCTGAGACCGCCGAGGAAATGATGGTGATCAGCGAGGACAGGAAGTTGGCAACCACCCGAACCGCGGCGGCAATGCCGTCGAACATCATCCGCAGGCCGCTGCCCCGTGTCATCAGCGAGACGAACGCCTTGGCCAGGGCCTCGATCATCGGCGCGAAGGCCGCGCCCAGATCGTTCCGAACCCCGCGCATGACGGTGCCGACCTCTGACAGCGCGGTCTTCATCGAGGCCAGGGACTTCACGGTCTGATTGCTCATCACGCCACCCAGGGCGGCGGCGCGATCGGCATATTCCTGCATCTGCTTGCCGCCGTTGCGCAGCAGCGGCAGCAGGGCGGTCGTATCCGAGGCCATCGCCTCCAGGTAGAAGGTGAAGTCCTGCTGGTTCAGGTTGGCCTTTTCCAGGGTATCCACATAGAGCTGCAGCGCCTGGGGGCCCGACAGCTTGCGGAACTGATCCGCCGTGACCCCGACCTTCGGCGCGACCACCTCGAAGAAATCCTTCATCGGCCCGCCGCCGGTCGAGATGAAGTCGCCGACCCGGTCGTTCACGTCCTTCAGGATGTCCGCCAGCTTTTCCTGCTCGATGCCGACCGAGCGCGCGCCGGCCGCCCAGCCCTGGAACTCCTCGGGCGTGGCATTGGCGACGCGCGACAGGTTGCGGATCTCGCCGGCCGTGTTGATCGCCGAGACCGACAGGCCTGCCAGCGCCACCGTCGCGGCGGCCGTTCCCTTCGCCAGGGCTGCCGCGGCATTCTTGCCGATCGAGGCCATGGCCGATTGCAGGGATCGAACGCCGGGCAGGTTGCCAAGCGCGCCCAGGCGCTTGTCCACATCGGCGCTGAAGCGCTGGATGCCGGACTTAGCCTGGTCGATTCCCTTCTGGAATTCGGCCTTGTCCAGTTGCAAACCGACCCTGAGTCGGCCAACCATCGCGCGACTGGTCATTCAACGCTCCATAGCAGGATTAAAATGCGGACAGTTCTCAACGTGGCAATCGCGATCTTTCCCGCCGTTGCCCTGGCCAATGACAATCTGCCGGAACTTCAACAAACGGTGTCTTCGATTGACGGGGTTGAAGTCCAAGCTTCTGGGACCATTGGGCAAACCATAACTGGATGGCAACTTCGGTCAGGAGGTGCGGCTTATGCCGTGGAATTGGCCGTAGACAGATCGACGCTCGCCTCTATCTCCGAATGCAAGTTCGAGCTTTTCCGAAGGGAAGACGATTGCGAGGTCAGCATAAAAGCCGAAGTGAAGGTATCGGGATCGCATGTTGATCTCCTGATATACGAAATCACTCGCCTCGACGCCGAGACCACTCCGCCAACGTAATAGTCGGGAGAACGACCTTCAGGCCGTCCAGATAGGCGCGCAGGTCCTTCTTCCCGTCGCCTGGACGCTCCAGGAGCTTCTTCAGCTTCGGCAGCTTTTTCGCGCGGGTCAGGGCCGCGGTGATCCAGGCGGCGGTGATCGCCAGATCATCGCGATCGCGCGCCCTTTCCTGCGCCGCGTCGATCTCGGCAAGCAGCAGTCGCGGCGTGATCAGCCAGAACCGATCCGGGCAAAGGCCGAGACGCAGCCAGACCGTATGCAGGCGGGCGAGGTCTAGCGCCCCGCCCTCCGCTTTCCCTTGCCGTTTCCCCCGGCATCCTCGACCGTGGGGAAGGCCGCCGCCAGCAGCTTGCCGGGCAGGTCCATGTCCTGCATGAGCAGGCCTTCCGCGACATCCTCGCCCACATCGTCATGGTGGCGCATCAGGGCGATATCGACCACGCGCAGCAGGACGTTCATGTCCGGTATACTGTTGCCCTCGCTCATCTCCATCAGCGGGGTGAGTTCCTTGCCATATTCTTCCTGCAGCCTGGCGATGCCGCGCAGGCCGAGCATGAGCCGGTATTCCCGGCCCTCGAAGCTGGCAGTGATCTCGCCGGTGATCTGTGCCGTCATGATCAGCCCTCGATCTGGGCCGAGATGCGGAACGTCGCCTCGGCGGTCATCTTGTCATCGATCGGAGCGGTGCGCGAATAGCCCTTCAGGAATGCGGAATACTGTTCCGGCGTCCCGCCCGTGCCCACGGTGATCTCCAGGATTACCTCTTCGCCGCTGGCCTTGATCTCCAGCAGCAGGGTATCGGTGGGCGAACCGGGGATGTAGTTCATCGGGATCGACAACTCGCCGCTGTCGATCAGTCCGGCGATGAACTGCCGGCGCCGGCCGGGCGACTTCATATGCGTCACCTCGACCTCATCGATCTGCTCATCGGGCAGTTCGAGGTCACCGACCAGCTCGATTTCAACGAATGTGGGGGTGGTGCCCCGGCCAATGCGCACGGTCGAGCCGTAGCCGATCATTCCAGCAGGCATGATCTGTTCTCCTCGCGAAAAATATCAGGGAAGGGTGGGTTCAGGCTGCCAGGACTGCACCCGGAAGCTCATGATCAGCGTGCCGACGATGCTTTCGGCCTGCGTGTGGGCAACGACACTGGTATCCTCCAGCTGGCATTTCAGTTCTGGGCCCCGAAGGGCGCCGTAGACCAGCGCCTCGATCACAGCGCTGTCGTCATCGAGGCGATCCTCGACATCGTCGCCGCCGACCCGGCGCAAGACCACCTGCAACAGCGTGCGGCGGGTGGTGGATTTCTGGCTGTCGCGCGAGGTCGGCTCGTTGGGCGTCACCACGCCCAGAACCGGAAGCGTGTGGACATCGACCGAGCCCGGCCAGACCTTCATGACGGTGACATCGGCGAAGCCGGGATCCGCGCCGAGGGCGGCCCGGACGGCGGCGCGGTATCCGGAACGGTAATGCGGCACGTCAGCCCCCCGTGATCAGATGCAGTTCGGCGACCAGGAACGCATCCGCGCTCGGCGAACCGGTGCTGTGGACCACGGTCACCCGATAGGAGCGCCCATCGGGCACCGTGATCATGTCGCCCCGGCGCAATTCGGGCGCGAGATTGCGCGCGACACGCCAGGTAGGGGCGTCGATGCGCAGGATCTGGCCATCGGCCGCCGTGACCTCGATGGGCGCCTCCCGGAAAATCGACTGGATCTCGCGATCCGGGCCGGATTGCGGGAAATACCGGGGCCGGGATCCGAAGACCCCGGCCAGAAGCCCGGTCAGGCCGAGATACAGATCCGTCATTACTCGCCCGTGGCGGCCGGGGCGGCCCCGTTCAGCCGGACCCTGCCGAGGCCCGAGGGGTTCGCGGCCGCCGCGACGGCCACGCCCACGAACAGCGTGCCCGCCGCCGGGACGTTGGTGCACAGCCGGCTGGTCGTGTTGACGTGGATGGCCTGGCCGACCGTCCAGGCCTGCGCCGAGACCTTGGCGAGATCGTAGACCCCTTCGACGTGGACCTCGACATCCTCGCCGACCTCGGCATCATGACCGGCGACGCCGGCCAGGACGCCGGCAACGACCATTCCGCCCGAATTGACGGCATGGGGGGCGGGGATCGATACCGCTGCGCCCTTCTGGATATAGTTCTTCATGCTCAGCTCCTGAGGTGATCGTGAATGACAAGAGCCGCCCAGAAGGCGGCTCTTTGTCGACGGTTATGCGGGTGCAGGCGGCTTACTCGCCCGGATTGAAGAACCCGCCGCGGAAATCGGCCGCCCCTTGACCAAAGTCATGCTCGACCGTCATCGAGAAGCCTTGGGTCCCGAAGGGTTCCTCGGTGCGCACGCGCGGGGCTTCCTGGCCTTCGAGGAAGCCATAGACCCAGCAGGGCGCCCGCTCGGACAGCAGATACCAGGATTCGTCCTCGATCTCGGTCGTGACCACCGGCTTCAGCCTGCCCGAGAACGGGTTCACCGCCCCGGCATCGGTCGGCGTGATCTGCGCGACGATCATTTCCGCCTGAGTTTCCATGGCGGGACCGACCAGCAGGATCGACGGCGACAGGTTCAGCTTCAACCCGTCGATCGAGGTCTGCAGCCGCATCGCGGCGCGGCCTCCCGACAGGGCGGCGGCCGTGATCCCCGTCCCGACTGCCGCGACGTTGTTGCGGCTGGCATGGAAGATCGGATTGCCGTCCGACAGGGTCGCGTTCAGGGCCGCAGCATAGAAGGTCTGCTCCTCGAAATGCACGATGGTCTCGCCATAGCTCGACAGCATGTCGTTGATGGCGCCAAGCTCGTCGTTGATCATCATCGTGCGGCTGATCGTGAGGCCGCGGGCATAGGGCACGATGATAGCGTTCTCCCCGCTTTCCCCGAAGGTGCCCCATTTGATCTCACCCGTCTCACCGACAGGCAACAGCGTCGGGAAGTCACCCGAACGGACCAGTGGCATCGGCCGGAAGTCCCGGAAATTCCGCTTCTTCGCGATGAGCCGATAGGTCGGCTGGAACTCGCTGTAGCGCTCCAGCAGCACCTTGTTCAGGGCGTTCTCGAAGATCGCCGGAAAATCGCTGGTCGAGTGAGACGCCGCCATCAGGACATCGATCTTGTCTCCCGAGGTCCTGATCTTGCCGCGATGGCCGATCGACGCCGCCGCCATATCGACAATGGACATTTCCATGTACTGGCGGGCGGCGCCGTTGGCCGGATCGCGGCCGGTGATCTGCGCATGCAGGGCGCTGGCCATGGCCGCGCGGCGGGTGCTGCGCTCATCGCGCAGGATGGTGCCGCGGGTCAGGCCGGCGCGCGCCTTGGCCGGGCGCTGAGCGTGCTTCATCTTGTACTCCTTGGTCGCCTGCTTGATGGTCAGCCCGCGGTTGATCCAGTTCATCGCGATATCCGCGCCGATCTTGCGCGAGGCGGCGAAGTTCATGATGGCCGTGGCATGGGCGTTGGGCTCATCATCTTCCTCGGCGTCGGGATCGTCTTCCCCCTCGGCATCGGGGTCATCATCCTCCGCGTCGGGATCGTCATCGATCTCGGCATCCGGATCATCGTCGTTCTCCAGATCGGGATCGTCCTCCTCCAGGGTGGGATCGTCTTCTTCCATGAGATCCTTGTCCTGGTCTTCCATCTGCGCGCGAAGCTGCGTCTTGGTGCGCTTACCCATGGTCTTCTCCTTCTGCTTGAGGTCAGCCGATCCGGCCATCATGGCCACGATCATCGATCCGGTGGCCCGCCGCTCCAGTCCGTCACCGATCTTCCGAAGCGCCGCAGGGGCCTTCGGATAGAGCCGGTAATCGAAGAGCGCCGCAGCGGCCGCATCGGTGCTCTCATCGGTTTCGGTGGCGAAACCCGCCTCGACGGCGGCAGCGCCGTCGAAATAGGTTTCCGCCTTCATGATGTCGCGCGCTTCTTCGACGGTGATGCCGGCGCGGGCGGCATAGATCGCGGCATATGCGTTCGCCAGGACGGATATCGCCTTGGCCGCGTGCAGGTGATCGTCCTCGGTCCCGCGCCCCTGCGTCCACCACTGTGCCGGATCGTGCACCATCATGATCGCACCGAGCGGCATGACGATCTTGTCGCCGGCCATGGCGATCAGCGAGGCGGCCGAGGCGGCGATCCCCTCGATGATGACGGTGACCTCCCCGGCATAGTTCTTCAGGGCGGTGTAGATCGCCTGTCCCTCGGTCGCGATTCCGCCGCCGGAATTGATGCGGACCGTCAGCGGGCCCGTCATGCCGGCAATCTCCTCGCGCACGGTTTTGGCCGTGAAACATTCCTCCTCCCAGAAGGACGAACCGACCGTGCCTGTCAGGAAGATTTCATTCATCGTTGCTGTCCTTGTCGTCGAAGGTCGCGTTTTTCCTCGACACGTCCGCGCGCGGATCGCTGTCGAAGGGCAATTGCAGCTTGTCGGCCTCTTCCTTGTCCTGGACCTGCTCCTGCAGAAGGCGTTCGGGATCGACGCCCAGCTGGCGCACGACGCCTTGCCGGGACTGGAAGCCTGAGCGCACCGCTTCGCGCAGCGCCGAGAACTCCCGCGCCGGGTCAACGAGGATCCGATGCGGCGGAACCCAGGTCAGGCGGACGGCCTTGCGATCCTCCCAGACCATCAGCTGGAAGGCCTCGTCCTGCTCGACCTCGGCCCAGGCCTCGATGAACCATTTGCCGAAGGGCTGCAGGAACATCGGCACCATCATCGTCCACTGCCAGCGCGAGACGTTCCGGTCCATTTCGAGCCGACCGATCCGGGCCGAACTGAAGTTGACGCCGGACAGGTCGCCTGTCAGCGCCTCATAGGTGATGCCTGCCCCCATCGCCACGGAACGCAGCACCCCCTTCTGGAACACATCGAAATCACCGACCTCGGGAGGGTCGGAGAACGTCAGATCCTCATCGTCGGCGATCTGCATGATGACGCCCGGCTCAAGCATCTTGCCAAGCTCGGGGCGGGGTTTGCCGTCCGCGCCGGTGTGGTGGAAGGCCGCGAAACAGGCTGCGATCTTCTGCCGCATCAGGTGGGCGTCTTCGGAATCGTCCAGGTTCAGCAGCTTTTCCGCGATAGGCGTGAACCAGCTGACGCCCCGCGTCTGGTCCGGTCGATCCACCCGGAAGATATGGATGATCTCATCGGCCGGGACTCGCTCGGAAATGTAGGGCGACGTGCCGGGCCGCCACTCGCCGCCCGGATGCTGGGTAAAGAGCCAATATGCGACACGGCTGTTGTCGGCATCGTATTCGATGCCTTCGCGGATCTCGTTGCCATCGGGCGACCGTCCCCAGCGGCTGTCATCGATATAGTCCGGTTCCAGCACCTCGATCTGCAGGGGGATCGCCAAACCCGAATTCGTGGGCCGGTGGCGGCGGATCAGGACCTCCCCCGCCTCTACGACCGTGTTCATCGCCACCGCCTGGAGCCCGTAGAAGTTCAGCAAGCCATGGCGGTCGATATCGGTCGTGTCCAGGTGATCCTCGATCAGTTCCAGACCGCGATCCCGGATCCGATCCCTGACCTCATCCCGCAACCCCTTCGATACCTGGACCTTGGGAATGATCCCGTCGCCGACGACATGCCCGCAGATCACCTGCTGCACCCGCGACGCGAAGGGCGCGTTGCGGATCATGTCGCGGACATAGAAGGATATCCGGCGTCGGTCTCGACTCGCCAGGTCGGCGTCGGACCCGCTGGGGCGGATACCATCGTTGCGATGCCCGAGGCGGGCAGCCCGATAGTGCATGGCGATGGTGCGCGCCTTCTCCCTCGCCGCCGCCCTTTGCGGCGACAGCGCCAGGATCACCCGATCCAGAAGGTTCATGTCAGCCACGCGAGAAGGTCGGCAGGTGGAAGCCGGAAGCGGGCTTCGGAGAGAGTTCATCCTCGATCATCGACACGATACGGCGCATCTCATCGAGGCTGCGAAACGTGACCTTCTCGCCATTGACCTCCAACGAGGTGACGCCCTTGGCGATGTTCGCCTTCAGCGCCGCAAGGTCTTCAACGGTATAGGCCATCAGAGCCACCTTCCTCGTTTCTGGATCCATCCGCCCCGACCAGGCGCCGATAGCGGGGTTTGTGCCGGCGCGGACGGCGGGCGAGCGGGCGCCGCGGCTGGGGCATCGGCAACCCCATCCTCGGCGGCTTCAAGATCATCGGGCGCGGGATCATCCTTCTGCGCCAGCGACAGATATGGGTTCTTGCTGCTCCAGCTGGCCCAGGTGACCGGATCGGACCAATCTATCTTCTCGCCGCCCTTTTGGATGTGCATGGCGCGCGCCTGGACCAGGTGATCAAGGCTTTCGTTGCGCACCATGCCCGGGCGCTTCTGCCATCCGCCCGGCTGGCGCCGTTCCGCCGTGAACTCGGTCAGGTGATCGTCGCCCATCCATTCCGGGATAAGGCAGGAGTTCACCATGCCTGCTTCGGCGCGAAGCGAGGCCATCACGGCGTCCTTCAACCGATCCGTCGCCATGAACAGGATCTCGACATCCTTGGCGACGCGACGGCGGCGGCTGCGCTGGCTGGCGCTTTCGGGCGCCTTCTTCCAGACCCGATCCTTGTGCTTCAACCCGCCTTCGCCCCGCGTCAGGTGCCACAGGTCGCGCTGGCCCGCACGGCGACGGCCGCGATAGAAACGATAGGCATTGTCGGTCGTGGCGCCGCCGCCATGAAGATCCACGCCGATGGCGACCGCGCGCAGCCGAGCGTCGGAGCGATCGACCGGCCAGCTGCGTTCCGCCAGGGGCGAGAGGGCTTCCCAATCCTCGGCGGCCTCGAATGGCTTCAGCAGCCGATCGGGATCGCCCCCCGGCAGCGTGAAGATGTCGAACCGGTCGATCGGCTGGTGCTGGCCGTTCTCGCCCCACGCCGTCACGCCGACATCGAAGCGGGTGGCCTGCACGTCCACCGAGATCGTCAGATAGCGCGCCCATGTCGGCGCGATGCCCTTGGGCAGGTCGAGACCGCGCGCCTTGTCGCGCAGCCCCTGCACGGTGACTTCCAGTTCCGACGCCGCCGAGCGCGGGAAATAGGGCTGGGCCTGACCGGTGTTCATGGCGGTTTTCAGCTTCTCCTCATCGCCGGTGGCCTCGAAGGTTTCGACGGCCTGCCGGTAGGACGTGACCAGCTCCCGCCAGGACGCGAAGGCCGCGGCGGCCCCGTCCAGCCAGTAGCTGAGCATGTCGGTCTTGCGGGCGATGCCGCTGTCGATCGGGACCAGCGTCGGCAGCCCCCGGTCATCCAGTTCGCGGCTCTCATGCAGCCAGCGCCCCACGGCGTTCAGTTCACGCTTCAGGTCGTGACCGAACCCGAACCCGCAATGCGGGCAGATCATTTCGGCGGCCTCGCCGGCCTCCATCGGATCGGCGCTGTCCGGATAGCGCAACCGCTTGAAGGTCGGCTCCAGCTCCGCCTCGCAATGGGGGCAGGGCCAATACCAGCGGCCGCGCGTGCCGTGCGGATAGAGCGACAGCACGCCATACTCGACGGGCGGGCAATCATGCGGCGTGACCGGACGCCAGCTTTCGTCCTTCAAGGGGGCGCCCGGGCTGCTTTCGACAACCACCATGCCGCGGGACAGGTAAGTCCGGGCGCGGGCGCGCATCAGCGAATAGGCATCGCCTTCCCCGTCGATGCTGTCGGGGAAGTGATCGTAATCCGTCCCCAGCACCAGCCGCATCGTCGCCGAACTCAGCTTGGTGATCGTCGGCCAGTCCAGCGTCAGCTGCGTCCCGCCCGTGAAGAGCTTGTGGTAGATGTTGTCCGAACCACGGCCATGCGCCTGGCGCGACCGAAGCTCGGGGCTGTTGCGCACCATCGGCGCGATCTTGTTGCGCTCGAATTCCGCCGCCGCTTCGCGCGTCATCTGAAACAGCGCGACCCGGCCCGGGTCCGAGGTGATCATATAGGCGATGGCCGATTGCAGCATCTGGGTCTTTCCCGACTGCGACGGCCCGCAGAAGGCCATGCCACGATAGGACCGCGATGCGATCATGTCGGTCGGCTCGACCATGTAGGGCGTCACGTCCCGCCGGAACGGCTGCCACTGGCCCGACACGTTGACCCGCATATACCGCTCGGCCGCCTCGGTCACGGTGATCCGCTGCGCGGGCCGCCATGCCGGCAATGCCTGTTTCAGCGCCGCCCTTGGATCAGCATAGGGCGGCAGCGGTTCGAACCGTTGATGTGCGCCCATGGTCAGATCAGCAGGCGCGCGCCCAGGTCGGAATCATCGATGTCCCGGCCGGTAAGTTCTTCTTCCTCGATCCGGTCGGCGATCGCGGTCAGGATGTCCTTGCCGATCCTGTCGACAACGGCGACCTGGGCGGGCGTGAGGTCAAGCTCGCGCTCCAGCCGATCGGGCATGCCCTCCAATCCGTCCCGGACGATCTTGCCGATGCTCTCCAGCAGATCGACCATGTCGGTCCGCTGCACCAACCGGCGACGGCGCAACTGGGCTTCCGACCAGCGCATGTCCGCCTCGGCCAGCTCGCGCCGTTCCTTGGCGCTCAGCTGCGCGGCCTGGTCGCCGACCTCGACGCCCAGGAACTCGGCCCGCAGCAGGCTGATCTGGTTCTCGTTGTGGCGGTTGCGCTGATCCGCCTCGGCCTCGCGCGCCATGCGCCATGCCCAGCAATGCGACAGGCGCAGCACATAGGCACGGCCATTGCCGCCGATCTGCGCGACCGGCATGCCGTCGCGGATCCATTTCGACACGGTGTTGACCGTGGTATCGAAGGCCCGCGCGATCTCCTCCTGGTTCATGTCGGCGTCGAGAATCGTCTCGGGCAGCGGGAAGCGGCGCAACTGCTGCGCCAGTTCGTCGTCAACCTCGACCGGCAGAAGCTGCGGCGGCTGATCCTGATCCGTCATGCCAGACCCCAACAACAACCCCATCTCCCAGCGCAGAAATTTCCCAAGTTAGTTGCGATTGTCGGGGCGCGAATGACCCCCGACAGGTTTCATCGAGGAAGGACCCGCGCCAAATCGTTATGCCCCCGACGCCCGGCGGCTGACCATCTTGGCGAGGGTCCGTTTCAGGTGGAACGGCAGGCGGTCCGCGTAGACCTCGGCCGCGCCATCGAAGAAGCCGAGCCGTTCCTCGTAAACCGGCGCGACGGTGGTGAAGTGCAGGATCTTCTGGATCGACCCGTCCGGGTTGCGCTTCCAGATGCCCGGCGAAAGTTTCGAGCCCTCGCGCGGAACGAAGAACCCGGCCCGCTTGCGGTTTCTGCGGCGCGAACGATCCGTGGTGTTCGCCGTCCGGTCCCGTTGCGCCTGCACCGCCGACAGCGCCTGGTTGCGTTCCCCGCTGGACCAGTTGCCATAGGCGTCGAGCTTGGCCCCGGCTGCCGGAACGGCGGCCTGAATATGGCCATCATAAGCCAGGCGCGCAGACAGAAGACCTTCAAGCCCGGTCTGGCCGCGCTGCCCGCCGAATTCCTGAACCTTCAGGAAATGGCGCCGACCGACCGATGGCCGCTCGATCACCTCGGCTTCCAGCTTGGTCGGGCGCGCGCCGCGAACGGTGAAGGCGTTCTTCGCAAACCGCGTCGGACGGTCGAAAACCTCATCCATGCGATCCTGGACATGCTGAAGCACATCCGAGGCGGTATCGTTCAGCGCCCAGGTCGCGGCCACACGGATATCGCGTTCGGCAAGGTGCCGCAGGCTGTCCTGCAACGCCTGATCCTCGACCGTGATCTTCAGCATGGTGATCCTCGATTGCTGCGGGCCTTCCACCCGCCTGGCTGCCGGGGTCCGCATCGGGCGGACCTGTGCATGATCGGGGCGCCGCAGCCTCCCCTCGTATGGCAGAAATGGAAGCGCCCGCCGGGGATGATCCCTGCGGGCGCACTTCCTGATACTATCCATGTGATTCGCACAGAGGGGCGTAAGCGGTCAAGAACTTTTTTCAGCCCGATATCCCATCATGCGGTCCAGAGACGCGCTCAGCGCCTCTCGCAGCGCTTTCTTGTTTCGACCATCGTCCTGCCAACCATGCGCCAGCAGGATCGCCTTTATGCCCCGGCCCTGCAGGCACACCATATCGACCAGCACCCTGTCGGTGATCGTGCCGCGCGCCTTTGATCCTCGATCAGACGGACGGATGCGGCGCACCGCCATGGCAACGCCATTTCCGATCCGCCGCCGCATCCCGGCCAGTTCAGCCGACAGCGCCAGCCGCCGGTCCATCCAGCCGCCATTGTCGCCGGAACCGGTCGAGCCTTGCAGCTGCGAAAGCTTGGTGCCGTCCGATGACAGCATCTCAACCAGATCATGATACCGGCGACCGATGGCGATCTGGCCATAGGACAGCGGCATCTCATCACGCTTGGCGCGCAGGGCGGCGGCGATCATCGCGTCGAACGCATCGGCCCTGCGAACCGGCAGCCTGCGGACATAGCCCTTGCTGGTCTGGATGAACTCATCGTCGCGGCCCTCTTCCAGGTGGCGAAACCGTTCGAGGACAAATCCGCCCCGAGCGGGAGAAGGTGCGATCTCATCCCCGCATTCTTCCGGCAATGCCGCCGCCGCCATCATCACCCGGCAGCGCTGCGCCTCGATCGCCATCCGGTCCTTGATTTCCGGGTCAGCGGCAGCGATTGCCGCAAGCCGATCAAGATAAAGAGCGGGGCGCGTCCTGATCTCATTCAACATCTTGATGTTTGGCTCTTTCATTCCACTACCTGTAGTTTTTCGTTGCTTTTTATCAGGGAGGTCAGGGAGGACAGTTTCTTTGAAGGGAAGATGAAGGGAGGATGGTTTGAGGGGATAAAGGGAGTAAAAACAGATGGTTGATTGGAAAGGGGAGCATAGGGAGGATATTTGCCAACTACCGCACATGAGGGTGTTTCCCCTTCACCCCCTATTCTCGCGCGCGCGCATATGCGGAAGGTCGCAAATATCCTCCCCATGATCCCCATGATCCCCAATCGGCCCCTAACCCCCTGATTTGTCACGGCTCGCCCCCGCACCCCTCATTGTCCCCATCTTCCCCCAGGGGAGTTTGAACCTCCCTGATCGCAGCCAGCGAAAGGGGGGTGCGGGGAGATTTGCATGCGCGGTCGAACGCTGGCCAATGCCAGCGGGCGGCGTCATCGCACATGCGGGTGATGATCTCGGGGCCCGAGAGCGGCAGATATCCGACATCACCGCACAGGTTGCAAGGCACGTCAGGGCGGTGAATAGGCGCCGTATCCTGCGCCTCGCGTCGCAATGCGCAGGCCGGGCATGGGTCGTGGTTGCCGTGCAGGTAGGGTGTGGGGTTAGCCATTCCGCGACCCCTTCCAGCTGACCCGGCCCTCAACATCCATCGGCAGGTCGCGTCTGAACGTGTCGCTGAACCGGATGCCGTCATAGCGCATGATCCCGCTGGACTTGCGGTCCTGGAAGCCCTTGCCGGTCGCGGCGCTGCGCCAGTTGCGGGACTTTTCCTTCAGCCTCAGGCTGATGGTCCGGTCCTTCCACTGGCCTTCGCCGCGCTGGTCCAGCCAGAAGTTGAAGGCCTGCACCAGGTCCTTGGTGAACAGGCTGTCGGCCGGATCTCCCGTCACGACGCAGGCGGTTTCGAGGAACATGCCGATCGGGTCGGACTGCTCGCGATACTCGCGCGTGGCGTCTAGCACGGCCGCAGGCTCCTGCAAGCCGCCTTCCAGATAGGCGATCAGGCCCTCGATCATCCAGTTCAGGATCCCGGAGCGTTCTTCCCACAGCTTGGCGCCCAGGTTCTGGTCGCGCTCGGCTTTCGGAATCTGAACATCGAATGGGACCAGCAGCACACGCCGCCAGATCCCGTCATCCAACCCGCGAATATCGGGCTTGTGGTTGCCGCTGATGGTCAGCTTGAAGAACGGCTTGATCTCGAAGAAGTCCTTCTGCAGGGCCCGAACAAGGATCGGCTCGCCGCCGGTCAGTTCCTTGATCAGCCCTTCCTGCAGCTTCTCGCCTTCCTCGGGCTCGGACGCGCGAACCATCCGAGCCCCGACCAGTGGTATCAGGTCCGGCGTGGCATCGCCCCCACCGCGCCTGTTTCGCCCCGTCAGAGACTCGATCTTGGCCGTGCTGGCATAGTCGCCCATGATCCGGGCGATCAGGTCCACCAGCAGCGATTTCCCGTTGCCGCCGCCGCCGTGGAAGAAGCACAGCTTCTGTTCGCCGGTCAGGGCGGTCATGTTCAGCCCGAACCAGCGCTGGACGAATTCGCGGACCCCTTTGTCCGGCAGAATCCGGTTGATCGTCTTGTGGAACAGCGGGGCCTGCGCGTCGGGGTCGTATGGCACCGGCATCATCTTGGTGATCAGGTGATCTCGGGCGTGATCCAGCAACACGACATTGGCGGTCCGACTGAAACCCGTCCCGGGGCCGCCATCGACCGTGAACCGCAGCACGCCGGATTCGCAGTTCACGTCCAGGTCGGCAGCGTCCAGCAGATCCAGCTTGCGTGCCAACCCGACCGATGCTTCCGTCATGGCCGCTTGTATCCGGGTCGTGTTTCCCGATGTCCGAGCAAACCCGCGATGATCCTTCCGCTTGCTGGTCAGGAGCTTCTCCAGCCCCTCGATCCGGGCCAGCTTGGCATCTAGCGTGGCGCGCTCCGCCCGGGCCTCCTCAGCCTCATCGCCGCCGATCGAGATCGAATCGTCCAGCTCCTTCGCACGGGCGCGTAACTGTCGCGCGTCGGCCAGGATCGCCATCTGCCACTCTTCCAGGACCAGATGCGGGAGCTCATGCTCGATCAGGCCGCCCAGCTTCTGGGCATGGCGCCGAACCTCGATTTCGTCGGGATCCTGTTCCCAGCGTTTCCCCGACCAGACGAACCAGCCGACGCGAGGGACCCAGATCACATCCCGCCCGAAATGCCGCACGAAGCGCTGGCCGTTGCCAAAGTCGTTGAGCGGCAGGTTCGCACAGTCACGGGGAGCATCGTCGTCTTGGTCATCAGGGGGTGCGGGGGAGCCGTCATCCGGCCCACGGCCAGGGTCCTGCCCGTCAATACCATCATCGGCGGGCGGCAGATCCATGCCCTCGGGCAGATCCACCTCTTCCTGCGCCTCGAAAGCGGCGCGGACCTTGTCGGAATCGTCACTCATCATCGCGGCCCATCAGCAAATCGTTCATGTCCAGCCCCTCGCCGGGATGGACGATGGTGCCGATCAGGCCGGGGCGCTTGAGCCGCGCCCGGCGCAAGCCGGCCTCCAGCTTGGCGCGGGTCAGCCTGGGATCGCTGTCGCCGTCCTGGATGAAAATCAGGCGGCGGACCCATGCCGGCGGCACGAAGGCCTCGCGATCAGCCATGTCCGGGATGCCGGCATAACGCAGGCCGCGCCCCGTGATGCGGTGGCCAGACATGTTGCCCAGATCGACCCCGGCCCAATACGCAGCAACACCATCATGGCGCACCTTCGCGGCCAGCGGCGTCAGGGTGGTCTCGATACCCTCGCCCATGACAAGCGTGGTCGCGTCCCGCGGCGTGAACAGGCGGATCGCACCTCCCTTCTTCGAGCCGTAGACCTTCTTGGCGGGCACCGTCTCCCCATCCTTGAAGGGATGCGCGATCACCGGCCGGCCCTTGCGCTGGCGAAGATCGATCCATGTCCGGTGCACGCCCGTCAGGCTGTCGTCGGGACCGAGGATCGCCGACAGCATCGCCGGCCCTTCATGCACCGTCTGAAATTCGCTCGGGCGTCCCGACACCGGCACAACGAGACGCGCGGCCGGCTCGAAGCGGAAGCACCTGGGCAGGCGCGCACCTGGGCGAGGCGCCAGGCCGCGGCGGGCGAGATAGTCCACGACCAGCGTGTCATCGGCCGGCCGGGCCGCCGACCACATTTTGCGCGCCAGTTCCATGGCCTTCTCGCGGTGGCGTGCGGCCTCGGCCGCGCGCTTGCGCTCTGCCGCCTCTGTCCGCTGGCGCAGCGCTTCTCGCTGTGCCGGCGTCAATTCCTGGCGCGGGCCGGCCAACCATTCCAGCGCGGCCGGGAAATCCATTCCCAGCACCAGCTGCACCAGCGCGATCTGGTCGCCCTTGGCATCGCAGCCCCGACAGAAGATCACCCCTTTCTGCGGGTTGATCGAAAAGCGGTCCTTGCCGCCGCATCCGGGGCATGGCCCAACCAGCTCGCCGGCCGTCCTGACCAGACCGCCAATCTGCAGGCGGTCGATCAGCTCGGGCCAGGGCGTGGCCTTGGCGGCATCGATGCGGGGGTCGTCAACCATTCAACGACGCCCTTGCCTTGTCCCAGAAGGCCGCCATCATCGATTCATCGAAACGGTTCATGGCGGCCGCGACGTGATGCGCGATGGCCCCGTGCGGGCCCAGATTGCTGGCGATGCGATCCGCCTCGGCGATCAGCGGCCGCATGATTTCGGCCTCGGCCGTGGCCCGCTCGGCGGCGGCGGCCAGGATCCTGACCTGCATCTTGTGATTGGCCGGGTCCGCCAGCAGCGGCGGGCGGGACATCAGCCCAAGCCCATGGATCAGCACCCGGTCGTAGACGGAAAACTTCATGGCTCACCCTTCCAGATCGGCCCGCGCGCTGGGGCGCGGCCAGGTCGAGCGCTTGACGGCGTCCCAAAGCTCATCGCCCGCGCTCATCAAAAGTTCTGGATCCCGGCGAATGTCGGGAAAGCTCCTGGCGAAGCGATCCAGGTCGGACCGCAACGGATCACCCTCGGGCAGGCCGGCCAGGACCGCGCGCTGCGCCCATGTCAGGCGGCGCTCATCGACATGGCCCAGGCAGGCCTGCATGGCGACATCGAGGCAAAGCCTCTGCGCAGCCATTCGGTGTCGGTCGGTTCTGGCCATCGATCCTGTCCCTGGTGCCGGGCCGCCCGAGGAAAGGAGGGAGGCGGCCCGGCGATCCGCCCCCGGGAGGTCATGAGGGGCGGGTTCCGAATAAAAGGGGCGCGGCGGCGAGCAGGTCGCCGCGCCAGTTATCGGTCCGAAGCAGGAACTTGCGGCACCGAAAACGTGAATTTCCGCCCCGCCGCCATAAGGCGGCTCTCGGCCGGGCCAGCCGCAGGTTCTGCGATTGCGCATGACGCCCGATAGGACCCGAGGCGGAACGCAATCGCAGCGGGTTGAGGCCAGGTGCTGCGCCCCGACCGTTCTCCCCGCCTCGGGCAACCTGAAACCCCGATGGTCATCATTGCACCCTTTGACCTGTCCGGCACGACGCCCCAAACTGGCGCCGCGCGAATCCAGCCGGAGAAGATCCCCACATGACCGACACATCCGACCGTCTCGCAGGGCGCGTTGCCGCGCTCGAAACCATAATCGTCGACGTTCTCGCCCTTGCGGCGCGCGAGGTCCCCGAGTTGCGCGCGGAAATCGTGCAGCGCCTGAGCGCGGCAGCCGAGGATGCCGCCGAACGGGAAGCGCCCATCGAGGCCCGGTCCATCGAAATCATCAGGGAAAGCTTCAAGCACAGCACCTGACGTCACCTCCACCGATCGATGGCGGCAGCTTCCGCGGCATCGGCGCTTGCGCGGTCAGCGGCTTCCCGGTTGGCTCTCGCCAGATCGGCGCCTCTCTCATGCTGATCCATGCCGAAAGCGATGTTGATGGCATTGATCATGCGTTCACAGGACAGCTTCACTTCGGGATCTTCTGCCGAGCGCAGCAGATCCCACCACTCATTTCGCCAGCGCAAGAAAAACCGGCTGCTGGGCAGGCCTACATGCGGGTTGCACAGCAGCCTGGCCTCATCCTGGCTGATCGGGTGACGACCGACATTATGGAGTCGAGGGGCCTTATGCCTTGGCAGGTCGATCTCCAGAAAGTCCGCGGGGGCACCTGCGAAGTGCATCGATTTCGATGTTTCCGTCATGCCCGCCCCCTCATGATCTCGGCGTAGCGCGGCAGCGTTTCCTGCGCGAAATCGACGTGGTGGCCGTAGGGCGAATTGAAGGCGTCGAACCAGTTGCACGCCGTCTGGAAGGACACGCCGAAATGCTCGGCACAGGCTTCCCGCCGCGCGAAACTGGCGATCATCAGCAGCGACCAGCGGCGCAGGAACAGATCGCGGTCGGGGCGGGCATGGATATGCGCCCGGCGCGCGGCGGATCTGCCGCGCCCCCGACCTTCGAACACATTGGGCGGGGACATTGGAGCGGACAGGCCGCTATGCCGCGTCTGACGCGGGCTTTTGCGAGGTATGGTCATGAGAGGTCTCTTGGTTGGGGTTGGTATCGATGGCGTTCCAGGATGAAACGGGCACCTGACCGTCAGTGGCACGCTCAATTTTCTGAGCCAACTTGAGGCTGGGAAGCATGACTCCCCTAGCCAGTTTGGAAACCGTCCCCTGCTGGATGTTGATCCGCTGCGCGAAAGCCGCCTGCGTCTCACCAGAGGTTTCGAGATGATGTCTGAGCGTAGCCATAGCGGCATATATGATCCACAGGAATATTCCTGTCAAGCATCATATTCCCGTCGAGAGTTTGCCACCGCCGGAGATGGCGCAGACTATACGCCCATGAACATCGAACGCCTTCGCATCGCACGCGGCCTCAATCAGGATGATCTGGCTGAAATGGCTGACGTAAAGCAGTCGACAATATCGAAGATCGAGAATGGCTTCGATGGCGTCACGCTGCGGGTGCTCAAGAGGATCGCGATAGCACTGGAGGTCGAGGTGCGGGATCTTTTCGATGACGATCGCACGGCTGCAGAGCAGTCCCTGATAGCTGCTTTCCGCAATCTTTCGCCCGCGCGACAGCAGGGCTGGCTGGACCTGGCCGAGACTCTAACTCTCCCAGACTCGCAAGGACCAAAAGAAAGCGAATAAAGCACTCGTCGCTCATGTTGCTGAGGGCCGCAGCGAATCGCTCTTCATTTTTCATCGTGACCCCCGCAGGAACAAACTGGCAACATCTTGCCGATGGCTCGCAAAGTCCGCAACCCCAACGGCACACGTTGCGGTTGCGGATCGAGTGTAATTCCTATCAGGAATTTTTAGGATTGACAGGAATATTCCTGACAGTCATTTTTTCTCCATCGCAACCCGATGGAGATCCGCGCCATGCGCCCCAGCCTGACTGTTTCGCTGCCCGATGCACCCGCCGCAGTTGCCGACGCCATGGCGCTGCTGTCCTGTCCTGACATCGCCGCCCGCGCACCCGAGCCGATCCGCCGCCTCGCGTGGATGATCGCGGCCAGCCGCCGCGGGGTGACCGTCCGCCAGCGCCACCGCCCGGCCAATACGTGCGGGGAGCCGCGCTGATGGAGCGCCCCCTGACCGCCCGCGAGGCGAAGATCGTTCGGTCCAGCCCGCAACTCGGCTGGCCCCACGACACGATGGCCGAGGCGCAGCGCCACCTGGTCGATCCGTCCTTGCCCTATGCCGGCTGGACCGATCCCTGCGCGCCCGACCCCGACCAGTCCGCCTGCGAAGGCAGGGTAGCGCTGCTTGCCGCGGCGGCGGCCGTCCTCGGCGCGGTTGCCGGGGCGGCCCTGGCCGTGTGGGTGCTGGCATGAGCGACGGCCTGACCCTTGCACAACGGATGCGGGTCGCTGCCGCCCTGCAGGATCAGATCGTTCTGCGCCTGGACAAGTCGGCGGCGCATTCGCTGATCAAAGTTCTGGAGCGCCAAGCCGAGGTCATGCGGATCATCGACCGGCAGGCCGATCTCGATGCAGCCCTCGCCAACATGAAGGCCCAGCAGGACCGCGTCGAACAGTCGGTCTTTCGCGTGCTGGCGCTGCTGGCCTGGACAATGCTGTTCGTGCCGATGGTCGCACGGTGGGCGTCATGACCGGCAGCACGACCTATCGCGGCATCCAGATCGTCGCCGCCGACCTGCCGTCTGGCCCGTTCTCGTGGATCGATGACGAAAGCGACATGGGCGGCACCGCCGCGACCCTGGACGAAGCCCGCCGCCAGATCGGCCGATACCTCGGCCCGCGTGGCGGGGCTGAACCCTGCCCGGAGTGCTGCGGCCATGCCGCGCTGGACTGGGCGCATCTGTCAATCGAGCGCTGCCCCTGGTGCAGCCCGGAAGAGGAGGAAGCGGCGTGAACGACCTGCTGACATTGCTAGGCGTCATCTGCCTCTACGCATTTGGCTGTTTCATGACCGTTGGCCTCTGGCTGATCGGCGCCGCGTCGTTCCTCAAATGGCTGGGGTTGATCGCATGACCGTCGTCCCCAGCCTCTCCCCATGCCCCTTTTGCGGCTCTCACCTGATGCTCCTCGGCCCGTCCCGCGCGCAGCATCCGCCAGCCGACTGCATCCTGTCCGGCCGCGAGATTGCCGCGCGCGAGGTCCGTGAGTGGAACAAGCGTGCGGTGGGGGCGGAGGCGTGTCAACTGTGCAGTTGCACAGCGGAGGACGCTGACTGGCGGCGGTGGAAACTTGGCGAGCGGATCGAGGTCTTGGCCCGTGAGCGCGGCGTCACCCGAGAGCGGATGCGTCATCGCCTGGAGCGCTTCGACGCCGGCGTGGACACGGTCCAGATGCAGGAAGCTCTTCGCATCATCAGCATCAGCCCGGAACTGATCCATCTGTCTCCCGAGCAGCAGCATGAGCGTTGCGTGGCAATCGCCCGCGCCGCCCTCGCGAAAGGCGGTGGGGAATGACCTATCAGCCGCACCTGCCCCTGATCATCGACTCCTTCGCCGGCGGCGGCGGGGCCAGCACCGGGATCGAGATGGCCCTTGGCCGGTCGCCCGATGTCGCCATCAACCACAGCGAAAAGGCGCTCGCGCTGCACGCCGCGAACCATCCCGAGACGCTGCACCTGGACAGCAACATCTGGGACGTGGACCCGCTGACCGTGACCGGCGGCCGCCATGTTGGCCTGCTGTGGGCCAGCCCGGACTGCAAGCATTTCAGCAAGGCGAAGGGCGGCGCGCCCCGCGACCGAAACATCCGCGACCTGGCATGGGTCGTGGTGCGGTGGGCCGAGGAAGCAAAGCCCGACGTGATCTGCATGGAGAACGTCGAGGAATTCGTGACCTGGGGGCCGACCGACAATGACGGCCAGCCGATCAAATGGCTGGCGGGTCAGACCTTCGAGCTATGGATCTCCCGGCTGAAAAAAGCCGGATACCGCGTCAAATGGCGCGAGTTGCGCGCCTGCGACTATGGCGCGCCGACGATCCGCAAGCGCTGGTTCCTGGTCGCGCGCCGCGACGGCCGGCCCATCGTCTGGCCGAAGCCCACGCATGGCGATCCGAAATCGGCCGAGGTCCGCAAGGGCAAGCTGCTGCCTTGGCGCACCGCCGCCGAATGCATCGACTGGTCCCTGCCGTGCCCCAGCATCTTCGACACCGGCGCCGAGATCATGGCCAAGCACGGCCTGCGCGCCGTCCGGCCGCTGGCGTCGAACACACTGGCCCGCGTCGCGCGCGGCATGAAGCGCTATGTCATCGAGGCCGAGCGGCCGTTCCTGGTCAACCTGACGCATGGTGGCCGGGTCGAGGACGCGGCCGAGCCGTTCAAGACGATCACCGGGGCGCACCGCGGCGAGAAGGCCGTGGTGGATATCAGCGTCGCCAGCGCGGGCGGCTTCGAATATGCGCCGCGGGCCACGCTCGCGCCGCACATGATGAGCCTGAAGGGCACCGCGCGCCGTGACAGCGCCATCACTGCGCCGCACCCGACCGTGCTTGCCGGCGGCGGGCACAGTGCGCTGGTCGTCCCCAGTATCGTCGGCTGCGGCGGCCGGGCCGGGCAGAGCCGCCCGCGCGGCGGGGATGAGCCTTTCGCTACGGTGACGGCCAAGGCCGATGCCTGCCTGGTGGCGGCCAGCCTCCAGCGCTTCAACGGTGGTGCGACCGGATCGGATCTGCGCGACCCCGCGCCGACCGTCACGGCGAACAGCTGGATCAAGAAGCCGGGTGGTGCCGCGCCGCTGGGGATGCTCGCGCCATTTTTGGCCGAACTCGGCCATGGGGAAACGTCGAAGACCGGCGCGAAACGCTGGGGCTTCGGCAGCAAGCCCTTGACCGATCAGCTTGGGACGATCACGGCCGGCGGCAAGTCTCATGCCATCGTCGCGCCGGTGCTGACCTATGCCCAGCAGGGCGGCGGCAACCGGGACGCCCGCGATCCGCACCATACGATCTGCGCCAGCAAAAAAGACCAGAACAGCCTGATCGCGGCGACGATGGTGCATGTCGGGAACGGCGAGCGCGCTGGCCAGCAGCCTCGGGCGCTGGACATCGGTGCCCCGCTGAACACGGTAGTCGCCAGCGGCGTGAAGCAATATCCGGTCGCGGCCTTCCTCGCCCAGCAGAACGGAGGGCCGCGCATGGAGGCCCACGCCGGGCACGATATCGGATCTCCGATATCGACCATCGCGGCGACAGGCAGCCATCAGACGCCGGTCGCGGCATGGCTGGCCAAATGGTTCAGCACCCCGCAAGACCCGCGCATAGACGAGCCGATCCACACGGTCACGACGAAACCCAGGTTCGATGTCGAGATTGCGCACCTGGCCGTGCCGCCCTTCGCCCCCGAGCATGAGGCCCGCGCCCGCGAGGTGGCCGAGTTCCTGCGCGCCCATGATGCATGGGACGGCGGCGAATTTGTGACGCTGGAGATCGCCGGCGCGACCTTCGTCGTCGTGGACATCGGCATGCGGATGCTGACGCCGCGCGAATTGTACCGCGCGCAGGGGTTCCCGGATGACTACGTGATCGAGGGTGTCTGGGAGGGTCTGGACAGCGACGAACCGCGCTGGCGCGCCTTCGCGAAGGACGTGCAGGTGTCGTGTTGCGGGAACAGCGTCTGCCCGCCGCTGGCCGAGGCCATCGTGGCCGCGAACTGCCAGCATCTGGTCGTCGCCGAGCGGCGGGAGGCGCAGGCATGACCGCCCCCACCCTCAAAGACTGGCAGCAGGAACGCATCCTCGACGCCCTGTCCGAGGGCTTCGGGGTCGAGGATATCGCCGAGCGCACGAAATGGTCGGTCGATGCCATCCGACAGTTCGTGTTTTCGATGCCAGTGGAGCTGCGGCGGGAGATCTATTCGACAGAGACGCCGGGCGAGGGGATGGTGAAATGACCCGCGCCCCATCCGCCAAGCCCCTGTTCCGGGCCATCAGCGGCAAGGCCAGGCGCGTGCAGGCGGCGCCGGGCATGTTCCCCGACCTGCCGGAACAGGAAAAACCGAAGGCAGTCGCCGCGCGCCGCGCCGAGGATTTCTATACTACCGGCCAGCCCGAGGCGATCCGGGCGCTGTTCGCCTATGACGGCCAGCGCATTCGCGACTGCTGGGGTGTGTGGGAACCGGCCTGCGGTGACGGCGCGCTGGTCCGCGAGATCCGCGCCATGGGCGTGCGATGCATTGCCTCGGACCTAATCGACCGGGGCTGTCCCGACAGCACCGTGGCGGATTTCTATGAGGCGAAACGCAGCCCGGCGCGGGCGATCATCACGAATCCACCTTTCTGCGAGATCAACGCGCGCGACGGCAAGGGCCGCTGGCTGCGCCACACGCTCGATCTGCCAGGGTGGGATTACCTGGCATTGCTGCTGTCCTGGGATTGGCCTGCGGCGCGCGCCAACGGGCTAGGCGATCTGCTGGACCGGCATCCATTCAGCTGGTGCTACCTGATGCGGTGGAAGCTGGATTTCACCGGCGAGGGGAGCCCGCCGCAACGCAACGCATGGTTCGTCTGGGACAAGCGCGATCCGCGCGGGTCGGGCGAGGCGAGGCAATATCCGGATTTCCGGTGGATGGACCGGATCGATGCACGACAGGAGGTGATGTTCTGATGGCGAGGCCATGGACCCCCGATGAATTGGCTGCCCGCTGGGGCTGTAGCGGCGAGACTGTCCGTAGCATGATTCGCACAGGGCAGTTGCCCGCGTTCAGAGTCGGACGCATGCTCCGCGTCACCCATAAAACCGTGGAGGATTACGAATGCGGGATTATCGAATCGGCCGACTCAATGGCCGCTTCGTCGTCATGTGGAACAACGACGATGGAACGCGGCGACGTTATCGCCTTGCGGCACACACGCAAAAGGACGCCGAGCGCGAAGCACGAGAGGTAATTATTTGCCAGACCGCGCCCTCGGCAGGGATCACGGTGGAACAGATCTGGTCAGCCTATCAGACCGAGGTCGAGGGACGCAGGCAGGCGGCAAAACTCGCCCAGACAGGCAAGAACGTCTTGCCTTACTTTGGTCATTTCACGCCAGATCAGGTCACTGTTGAGGACTGCCGCGCCTTCATCGCCGCGCGTCGGGCAGAAGGGCGGAAGGACGCGACGATCAGGACCGAGCTGGGCTGTCTGCGCACCAGCCTGTTGTGGGCTGCAAAGTCACGCCTGATCCCCTTGGCGCCGCGGATCGAGATGCCCCAGACGCCGCCGCCGCGCGAGCGATACCTATCGCAGGATGAGGTTGGAGAGCTGCTGGCGGCGGCAGGTGAGCCGCATATCCGGCTGGCGATGCTGCTGATGCTGACCACCGCCGGCCGGATCGGTGCGCTGCTGGAGCTGACGTGGGACAGGGTGGATATCGATCGGCGGCTCATCAAGCTAGCCACGAATGATATCGGCCCGAGAAAGGGCAGGGCGACCGTCCCGATCAACGACACGCTGATGGCGGCGCTGATGCCGGCGAGGGAGGCCGCGCTTTCGCGATATGTTATCGAATGGGGCGGGCGGCGCGTCGGGTCGATCAAAACCGGGTTCAATGCCGCCGTCGCCCGCAGTGGCATCGATCACTGCACGCCGCATGATTTGCGCCGGACGGCCGGGCGGTTCATGGCCGAGGCGGGGGTGCCGATGGAAGAGATCGCGCAGTATCTCGGGCATACGAATCCTGCGGTGACGCGCAGCACATATGCCAAGTTTTCGCCCGATCATCTGCGCAAGGCGGCGGGCGCTCTGGAGTTTGGAATCAGGTCTTCGGTTCAGCGAACCAAAGTACAAACCCCCTCAAGCAATGTAAGTGGTTGA